CTGAGATTCCAGACAGTGCTCGCACTGAGGAGGTATTCGATTGCACAGTTCCATCAACGCTGACCAGCTGCTACGCAGTTTGGCTCTCTCCATCGCCAGAAACAACGTGGGTGCCATGCTCCCACTGCACACGGTGCTTGCTTCAGAGGGGCTGGTGCAATCCGAGTACGACGAGATCGCCAAAAACCCCCAGTTTCAGACCTATGTCACCCAGTACGAGGGCGAGCTCAAGGAGTCCGGGTTCTCTTTTGCAGCAAAGAGCAGGGTTCTGGCTGAGGATTTGCTGCCTGTGGCCTACCACATGGCCCGTGACGTGGACGTTCCGGCCGCAACCAGGGCAAAAATGATCGAAAACCTGGTCGAATGGGGTGATCTGAAGCCCAAAAACAGCAGTTTGCAGGCCCAAGGCCCCGGTTTTTCGATCACTTTCAACATCCCGAGCACCCAAAATACGCCCCCACAGACCATCGTTTTGGAGGCCGAAACCCCGGAAAAACCCTCAGAAACTGACCAAAAACTGACAAAAACGCCCATTTTTGTCCTTGAAGAGCCCGAGGATTACGTCTATGCGGGGGATGACATCCTGTGAGCATCAACTACACCCCGGTGCCGAGCGTCACCCCCTATCTCCTGTCCGACAAATTCCAGAGTTTCATCATCGGGCCGGTGGGCTCCACGAAGACGACTGCGTCTCTGATGAAGATTCCGCTGGAGGCCAAGAAGATGGCCAAGTGCCAGGACGGCATCCGACGCTCGCGGTGCGCGGTCGTTCGCAACACGCGGCAAATGTTGCTGGACTCGACCATCAAGGACTTCCTGAACCTGTTCCCTGAAGGCCAGGCCGGGGTGTACATGCGTACAGAACTAAAATATATTCTGAAGTTCGACGATGTTGAGTGCGAAGTACTATTTAGGGGCCTGGATGACGCCGACGACGTGCGCCGGCTGCTGTCGCTGCAGCTCTCGTTCGCCATGGTTGACGAGGTGCGGGAGATCAACGCGGACGTGTTCGACGCGCTCACTGGTCGTGTGGGGCGGTATCCCAACGGCATGCTCGTGCCGCATCGGCCGCAGTGGGGCGTCGACGAGAAAGGCAACCCGGTCCAGGGCTGCGTGGACGACTACGGCAACCAGATGAAGAAAGTCTGGGGCGCGACCAACCCGCCGGACCTCGACAGCCACTGGGAGCAGTACTTCACCAACGCCAACGAGGACAAAGTCCACGTGACCATCCAGCCCAGTGGCCGCTCACCCGAGGCCGACTGGATCAAGCACTTGCCCAGCGGTTACTACGATGACCTGCAGGTCGGCAAGAGCGAGGACTGGATCGACGTGTACATCGACGGCAAGTGGGGCAAGAGCCTCAGCGGCACGCCGGTGTACGACAAGACCTTTGTGCCGGACTTCCACGTGGCCAAGGAAGAGCTCAAGGCGGTGGGCAACGCGGACTACCCCATCACGATCGGCATGGACTTCGGGCGCACACCGTCAGCCGTGTTCATGCAGCGCGATCCTCGCGGGCGGGTTCTCATACTGAGCGAAATCACCTCGGACAACATGGGCCTGGAGACGTTCATCAACACCAAGCTCAACCCACACGTGGCCACGCACTACCCCGGGCACACCTTTGTCGTGGCGCCGGACCCAGCGGGATATGCCAAGACCCAGGCCAGCGAGATGAGCCTCGTCGACCAGCTGCGAGACGCCGGGTTCCAGTGCGCGCGGCCGCCCACCAACGACCCGGACAAGCGGATTCAGGCAGTGGAGCGCCTGCTTAACCAGCAGCTCGAGGGCAAGGCCATGTTCCTGGTCGACCCGGGGTGCACCCAGCTCATCAAGGGCTTCAGGTCCGGGTACCGGTACAAGGTCAAGAAGAACGGCGAGATGGAAGACAAGCCGGACAAGAACGAGTTCAGCCACGTGCACGACGCGCTGCAGTACGGCTGCGCGGTCATTGACATGAACATCCGGGGCTTCGGGCAGCGCACACAGCGGCGAGAGATCAGGAAAGCAAGCTACCGCTATGCTTGACCATTGACCCCTCGGGGGTACAATTTCGGCAATTTCTGAACGGGACCGCCATGAACCTTGGACTCGCCATCATCCCTGTCGCCACCGCGGCTGACATCGAGGCGCAGCAAAAGCGCAACACTGAGACGCAGGCCAAGCCGGTCATTCAGGGGCTTGCCGCGCATGTGAAAAAGCGCTGGGAGTCTGCGCGAGAAGCCAAGCGGACCATCGAGGAACGCATGCTCCAGGGCCTGCGTCAGCGCAACGGCCAGTACGACCCGGACATCGAGGCCGAGATCAAGAAGCAGGGCGGCTCGGACATCTACATCAACCTCAGCTCAGTCAAGTGCCGCGCGGCAACCAGCTGGCTGCGTGATACTCTGCTGGGCACTGGCGCCGACAAGCCCTGGGGGCTCGAGCCCACACCCGAGGCCACCCTGCCGCCCGAGGTGATCCAGGCTCTGCAAGCCAAGATGGCCCAGCAGCTCATGATGATCATGGAAGCGGGCCAGACACCGCCGGACCCAGAGCAGCTGCGCCAGGTTGCGCTGCAGATGAAAGACTCCATGATGCGCGAGATGCAGGAAGAGGCGCAGCAGCGCGTCGACCGCATGGAACGCAAGATGGAAGACCAGCTCGTCGAGGGCGGCTGGATCAAGGCGCTCAACGAGTTCCTCGACGACATCGTCACCTTCCCCTTCGCCGTGCTCAAGGGCCCGGTCAAGCGCAAGCGCAAGACACTCAAGTGGGCCAACGGCAAACTCGTCCCCGCTGAAGAGATTCGCAACGAGTGGGAGCGCGTCGATCCGTTCCTGTTCTACTGGGCCCCGTGGTCCTCGGACGTCAACGACGGCTTCATCATCGAGCGCCACAAACTCACCCGCGAAGACCTGCAAGCCCTGCTTGGCGTGCCTGGTTACAACGACGACGCCATCCGCGCCGTGCTCCAGGACTTCGACCAGGGCAGCCTCAACGAGTGGCTCTGGACCGACAGCGCGCAGTCTGTCGCAGAGGGCAAAGACACCACGCAGACCATCTTCACCACTGACCTCATCGAAGCCCTGCAGCTGTGGGACTCGGTCGAGGGCAAGGTGCTGCGTGAGTGGGGCCTGTCGAACAAAGAGATTCCTGATCCGACGCTGACCTATCCGTGCGAAGTGTGGTTAATTGGCAACACTGTGATTCGCGCGGTGCTCAACTACGACCAGCTCGGTCGCAAGCCCTACTACGTCACGTCGTACGAGAAAGTCCCCGGCGCTATCGCTGGCAAGGGCGTGACTGACCTGTGCCGCGACTCGCAGGCCATGGTGAACGCCTCGGCTCGCTCGCTGGCCAACAATATGGGCATCAGCTCCGGCCCGCAGGTGGGCGTGAACGTCAGCCGCCTGCCCCCGGGCGAGGACATCACCGAGATGTACCCCTGGAAAATCTGGCAGTTCCAGAGCAGCGAGTTCAACGACGGCAGCCAGCCGCTGAGCTTCTTCCAGCCGGGCAGCAACGCCAACGAGCTCATGGCCGTGTTCGAGAAGTTCAGCGCCCGCGCTGACGAGGACACCATGATCCCGCGCTACATGACCGGTGAGTCCAGCCCTGGCGCCGGCCGCACTTCGTCGGGCCTGTCGATGCTCATCAGCAACGCCGGCAAGGGCATCAAGCAGGTGATCACGAACATCGACCAGAACGTCATCGTGCCCTGCATCGAGCGGCTGTATCAGGACAACCTGCGCTACGCCCAGGACCCGGACCTGGTCGGCGATGTCCGCGCTGTGGCCCGTGGCGCCACGAGCTTGGTGGTCAAGGAAGCCGAGGCCGTGCGCCGCAACGAGTTCCTCACACTGGTGCTCAACAGCCCGGTGGCTCAGCAGATTGTTGGCATGGACGGTGCGGCCGAGCTGCTGCGCGAGCAGGCCCGCAACCTGGCTGGCAACGTGGACCGCATCGTGCCCAACCGCCCGACGGTCTCGGCCATGCAGCAACTCCAGCAGCAGAACATGCAGCTGCAGCAACAGATTGAAGCCATGATGGGCGCTGCGCAGGAAGTCCTGAACGCGCCCGCAGGTGGCATGACACAGGGCCCGGCGCCCAAGAACATGCTCCCGGACGGCAGCCAGGTTGGCGGCCGCGAAGGAAATTTTGTGTCGCCGCGTCCGAACATGCGTTGACTGGCCAAAATACCAGTGGTATAAACGCAACATGAAGATTTTTGTGGGCCTCAAGCCCGATCGGCAGCAGATGCAAGCGCTCATGCGATGCAAGCTGCCAGAAAGCGAGCAGTTGTTGGCGTTGTTCCGCGCCAGGCTGGAGGAGACCAAGTCTGCTCTGGTTGTGGCCGACGATTACCACCGCATCTGCAAACTTCAAGGTCGCGCGGAGGTCCTCGCAGATTTCCTCGAGGCGGTTGAGAAATCGTCCGAGGTTTTCGACCGGATCAAGTGATCCGATTTTTGTAGTCCGAGCAAACCATTACGCGTAGGCAGACCGCAGTAGGAGCCGAAACGGAGTTGGAGCTTTAGGAGTAATGATGGCATTGCCTAAACAAGTTGAAGCCCAGTTGAAAGAGATTGAGGCGATCGAAAAGCAGCTGATGCAGCCCGCCGAGGCCCCTGCACCCCAACCGCAGGACCCGCCCGCAGACCCCGCACCGGCAGAGCCTACCGACCCGAAACCTGCTGACCCTGAGCCCAAGCCTGTTGAGCCGAAGCCAGCCCCAGCCGAACCGGAAGTTCCGGAAGAGACATGGCAGCAAAAGTACAAGACCCTCAAGGGTATGTACGACGCTGAAGTGCCTCGCCTGCACGCCGAGCTGCGCGATCTCAAGGCCACTGTGGAGTCTCTCCGCAAGGCCACCGAGACCAAGCCAGCTGAGCCGACCAGGCCCGCAGCACCCGAGAAGCTGGTTACCGATGAAGATGTTGCAGCATTTGGCCAGGACCTGATCGAGGTCCAGCGCAAAGTTGCACGCGAAGTCGCAGCCGAGTTCCGCAAGGACATCGACGATCTTCGAGCCGAGAATGCCACGCTGCGTGAGCAGCTGACCAAGACCGGCACCCAGGTAGTTGAGGCCACCTTTGAGCAGCGCCTGCACCGTTTGGTGCCGGACTTCGACGCGGTGAACACCGACCCCAAGTGGATCGAGTGGCTCAACGAAGTCGACCCCCTGCTCCGAGGCCCGCGGAAAATGGTCGCGCAAGAAGCGTTCAACCGAGGCGACGCCGAGGCAGTGGCAGACTACGTGAAGCTGTTCCGTCAAGCTACAGCGCCCGTGGAGCCGACGCCGAAAGTGGCCGAAGAACTGGAGCGTCAGATTCAGCCGAGTCGCAGCGCCTCGAGCGCCCAGACACCTTCGCCCAAGGGCAAGGTCTACTCGACCGGGGACATTGACAAGATGTTCCAGAAGGTCGCGCAGCTGGGTAATCAGGGCAAGGTCGACGAAGCACGCAAACTTGAAGCTGAAATTGATGCTGCCTACATGGAAGGCCGGGTAACCGCCTGACGTGAGGAGCAGCTCGATGACCAACCTGTTTTATTTTTAGGAGGCCAAAATGGCTGCTGTTTTCCCCGTCCAATCGCCGTTCAACACGAACCCCTCGTACTCCGGCGCTTTCATCCCCACCCTGTGGTCCGGCAAGCTGCTGGCCAAGTTCTACCAGAACACCATGCTGTCCGAAGTCGCTAACACCGACTACGAAGGTGAGCTGAAGAACCAAGGCGATACCATCCGTATCCGCCTGGCGCCGTCCATCAGCATCAGCGATTACACCGCTGGTATGAACCTGAACTACGAAGTGCCCACCCCGATCTTCCAAGACATGCAGGTCAACAAGGGCAAGTACTTCGGCGTGCAGGTCAACGACGTGCTGGCCTATCAGTCTGACATGAACCTGATGAACATGTTCACCGAAGACGCCGCCAAGCAGCTCAAGATCGCCATCGAAAACGAAGTGTTCTTCAACAACTTCGTGACCGAAGGCCCTGCCGCTGCCAACGAGGGTGCCACCGCTGGTGCGATCTCTGCTGCCTACAACCTGGGCACTGACACCGCTCCTATCGACCAGGCCACCCCTGAGAACGTCCTGAAGGCCATCCTGCGTATGTCCACCGTGCTGGACGAGCAGAACGTGCCCGAAGACGGCCGCTGGCTGATCCTGACCCCGTACGACCGTCATCTGCTGATGCAGTCGAACCTGGCACAGGCATACTTCACCGGCGACGCCTCCAGCACCATCCGCACCGGCAAGATCGGCATGATCGACCGCTTCACGGTCTACGTGTCGAACCTGCTGCCCCGCGGCGCTGCTGGCAAGGCTCTGGTGTCCGGCCTGACCGACCCGTCTACCGGCGGTGCTGTGGCTGACGCCAAGGCTCGTCGTCTGATGGTTGCTGGTACCAAGGCTGCCAACTCGTTCGCGATGACCGTGAACAAGACCGAGCCGCTGCGTAACCAGACTGACTTCGGCGACATCGTCCGTGGTCTGGCTGTGTACGGCCGCAAGGTGGTCAAGCCTGAAGCCATGGCCATCGCCGTGGTTGGCTCTGCAACCTGATCGGTGGTAGAGTAAAGGGGCCCTTCGGGGCCCCTTTTTGTTTATGGAGAACCTGATGGACGTTTATTCCCTGCTGGCTGCCATGGGCGGCGAAATTGTCAGAAACCGCGCCCGCGTGCGTGTCGGTGACCAGATCGTCGTTGTCGGTGAAGTCGCTGACGGGCAGCTCGTGCTCAACGAAGAGGGCCGCCGGCTGGTCAATCAAGCAACCAGCGAAGTTGTCGAGATTAAAAAGACTCGCAAACCCCGAGTCGCTACGGTAGAATCCCCCGTAGTCGCTTCCGACGCCGTTGAAGTGGGCCTCTCCGCAGAGGTATCCAGCCCAGACGCCGCCCCCGCTGAGTGAGGTTTGAATGGCCACCGTCAAAGTCGTAGACATCATCACAAGGGCCAAGACGCTCTTGCAAGACACCACTTCTGTTCGGTGGCCCGTTACAGAGCTGCAGCTGTGGCTCAATGACGCTTACCGGGATGTGGTCAACCTGCGCCCGGACTCAAACACCCAGACCGGCACGTTCACCTGCGCCGCAGGCGCGCGCCAGGTTCTGACTACCGGGTTCGCCAACGCACTGCGCCTCATCGACGTGGTGCGCAATGTGGCCTCGGGCTCGGCCCAGGGTGCTGTGCGCTTGATCAGCCGCCAGGTGCTTGATGACCAGCGCCGTAACTGGTACTCGGAGACCGGCACCGTCGATGTGCAGCACTACATGTTCGACGCGCGGCTGCCCAAAGAGTTTCTTGTCTACCCCCCGGCCACTACCAGCGCGCAGCTCGAGGTAGTCTACTCCTCTGTGCCGCTTGGCCACACGTTGACTGAGTCGCAGCTCAACAACACAGCGACCGCGGAGGTCATCAGGATTGACGACAGCTACGCCGGCGCGCTGCTCGATTACATCCTGTACCGCGCATACAGCAAGGACGCTGGTTACGCAGCCAACGCGCAGCGCGCTGTCGCGCACTTCCAGGCCTTCCAGAACGCTCTGGGTGTAAAGGGGCAGGCTGAGGCCGCGTCGCAACCTGGAGCAGCATAATGGCCAAGACCTGGGACGACTTCCTCCCGCTGCTGCGCCCGCACCTGCCGAGCTGCCCTGACATCACGATCAAGCTGCACATCGCTGAGGTCGCCGCCGATTTCTTCGCGCGCACGTACCTGTGGCGCGACAACATCGACGCTGTCTACCTGGCCCCGAACCAGGTGGAGTATGACCTTGACGCCGACGCCGTTATCGAGGACGTGATCGCCGTTGTCTACGATGACCGCGTACTCGACCGTACGGACGCCAGGCTCTTGCCCCATGACAAGCTGGGCGAAAAAGGCGAGCCTCAGATGTACTGGGTGCACGCCGACAACACGATCCGTGTGCATCCCGTCCCGGAGATGCGGGCACAGATGAAGGTGTCCGCTGTCCTCAAGCCCAGCCGCACCGGCACTGGTGTTGAGGATTGGATTTACGAGACCTGGGCGGACGCCCTCGTGAACGGCACGATCGCCAAGATCGCTATGATCCCGGGCAAGGACTGGACTGACGCGGCCATGGCGCAGATGCGCCGGGCCATGTATGAGCAGGCCATAACTACCGCGCGGACTCGTGATTTTCGAGGCGTGCGGCTTACCGTGCGCCAGCGCCCCGTTGTGAGGAAGCACTATGGCTGAGAAGATCAAGATGGTCCAGGGTGACACCAAGCCAGCGCTGGTGTGCAACATCACCGACGACACCACGGGACTACCTATCGCGCTGACTGGCGCCACGGTTCGACTGAAGTTCCGCGCCGCTGGTGCTACCACGTTGACCGCCACTGTGACTGGCTCTGTAACCGACGGCGCCGCGGGGCAAGTCGTGTTCTTTCCCGCGTCTGCCCCGGAGATGCTGCAGGGGGAGCCTGGCGACTACGAAGGTGAGATCGAGATCACCTTCGCCGACAACACCGTCCAGACCGTCTACGACCTGCTCAAGTTCAAGGTCCGCGAGGACTTCTGATGGCCATCCGGGTAACGACGCTCGCCCCCACCGCGGCGTCTACAGTCGTTCGCCCGCGTGTAAGTGTTCTCGTCACGGAGCTCGCAGCGAGCACGGTAGTGGCGCAGCCCTCCGCCGCTGTGTCCGCCGCCGTGGCGGCTGCGCAGCACACCATGCTCGTGGCCGCTGCGAGCGTTTCGTACATTGACCTGATTGTTGGCGCACGGCTTGATACCACTGGGCGATTCCAGTTCGTGCGCGACGCGTATGCAGTCATCGACACGCAGCGGCTCGCGCTTGCCAAGGCAACCAGCGACTCGGTGGGCGTTACAGCCACCGCCGATTTCAGCTTCTCCAAGCCTGTCTCGGATACCGTCCAGCTGCTCGACTCGTTCCGGGCTTTCCTGATCTTCATCCGCGCGTTTTCCAGCTCCGCCAGCCTGGCTGACGCTACTTCGGCGCAGGTGTTCAAGGCGGCTGCCTCCGCAGCCGTGGCTACGGACGCTACTGCGCGCAGCTTCGGCAAGACTTTAGCCGACGGGGCCACGGCCGCTGACGCCGTCGCGCGGCTGACGACCAAGGCGCTCGAGGATCAATACGCCACCACTGACGCCTCGACGCGCTCGCTGGGCAAGCTGTTGGCCGACGCACTGGTGCTGGCGGACGCGGCCACTTTCGCTGTGAGCAAGCTCCTGGCTGACGCCACGCAGCCCCAGGACATCCTGAACTACGGCATCACCAAGCTGCTGTCGGATGGCTTTGCCATGAACGACGCTTTCGACACTGGCGACGGGTCGACGTACAGCTTTGCGAAAGGCGTCTCTAATGTCACAATCACGTCTGACGCTGCAGTTCGCGCTGTGGTAAAGGCTGCAAGCGACCTCGTCTCGGTTTCTGACGCTGGGTATATCCTTGTCCAGGACTACGTCGAGCTGGGGTATTTTTTGGAAGACTATGTCGGCGCGTCCCGCGCTTTTTAAGGAGCTCACATGCTTAACGACCAACTCAAAGTCACGGGCGCCGTGCAGATTCAGCTGTTCAACAAGGATGGCTCTCTCAAGGATACCCGGGAGATCAAAAACCTCGTCGTCACTGGCGGCAAGGAGTTCATCGCCGCCCGCATGGTCGGCACGCCGAACGAGATGAGCCACATGGCCATCGGCGCTGGCTCTACCGCCGCCGCGTCCGGGCAGACCGCGCTGGTAAGCGAGCTCGGTCGTGTGGCGCTGGCGTCGGACAGCGCGACCGGCGCCGTGGTGACCTACGTCGCGAACTTCCCCGCTGGTACTGGTACCGGGGCTGTCGTCGAGGCGGGGGTGTTCAACAACTCGTCGGGCGGTACAATGCTATGCCGCACGGTGTTCGCGGTGGTCAACAAGGGCGCTGACGACGCCATGTCGGTCACCTGGACGGTCACCGTCAGCTGATTTTCAGAGGTGATGTAGATGGCTGATCTGACCCTGCGCCTTGCCAAAGGCTCCCCGCTCACAAACGCTGAGCTGGACGCGAATTTCGCGAACCTGAATGAGGGTCAGACAATCGCCGGCGAGCCGATGGGGCACGAGGACAAGACCCAGTCTGTCCTCAGCTTCAACGCCAGCACACGCACTGTGACGATCTCGCCCGCGGGCGCGTCGTTCACGGTCTGGTGCAAGGGCGAGAAGTTTGTCTTCTCCTCGCCGCAGACCGTGGTGATCCCCAACACCACAGGCATCCACTACATCTACTTCAGCAGCGCGGGCGTGTTGTCCGCCAAGCTGGGTTACTTCGACTTCCACGAGGACGCCCCAACGGCCTACGTGTACTGGAACGCGGCTACCGGCGCGGCTCCGTTTTTCGCCGACGAGCGGCACGGCATCACGCTGGATTGGCAGACACACGAGTACCTGCACCGCACGCGCGGTGCGGCGCTCGCCAATGGCTTCAGCATCGGTGCCTACACGATCACCGGTACCGGCAGCGCGGACGCTGACGCCCAGCTGGACTTGTCCGGTGGCACGTTTTTCGATGAGGACCTGAAGGTCCAGATCGTCGCTACCAACACGCCAACGGCGGGCACTTGGGAACAGGACTTGGCGGGCCCGGCCCGCATCCCCGTGATGTACCGCAGCGGCGCTGGCTGGGTGCTGGACGCGCCAACGAATTTTGTGCTCAAGGCCGGTACCGCCACACCGCGGTACAACACCGAGTCGGGTGGTGTGTGGGCCCTCGCAGACGTGCCCAACAACAGCTACTCGGTCGTGTGGCTGGTCGCCACCAACAACCTGACGTACCCCGTGATCGCCATCATGGGCCAGGCTGCGAATAACAATTCCGGCAACGTCGAGGTGCTTGACTGGAACAGCCTCAACCTGGACGGCTTCCCTGCCGTTGAGTTCCGCCCTCTCTACAAGATCGTATTCCAGGCCAGCTCGAGCTACGGCAACACCATCAAGGCGCGCTTCACGGCCGTGTACGACGTCCGCAACCTGGTTTCGGCCAGCCCTGCGGCTGCCATCGGCAGCGCACACGGCGGGCTCACGGGGCTCGGCAACGACGACCATGTGCAGTATCTGCACGTGTCCGAGGTGCGGGCTCCGTCGGATGCTGTGAAAAACAGTTTTCTGCCGGCCCAGAGCGGACAGAGCGGGAAGTTCCTGACCACTGACGGGCTCAACCCGTCGTGGGCCACGATGACAGCGCCGAACAACGGCACGCTGTCGCTTTCTGTGACTGGCGTAGGCCTGTCCGGCTCGGCGACGTTCACGGCTAATCAGGCGGGCAACAGCGCGTTTGTTGTGACGTCCAACGCAACCAGCGCGAATACCGCCGGCGCAATCGTCGCGCGCGATGGCTCTGGCAACTTCTCGGCCAACGCCATCACGGCCACCTCGTTTTCCGGTTCGCTAAGTGGTAACGCGACCACAGCTGCTGCGTTGCAGACCCCGAGGAGCATCACCGCTACCGGCGATCTGTCATGGACTGTGTCTTTCGGCGGAAATGCCAACGTATCCGCCGCTGCAACGCTCGCCAATAGCGGGGTAACTGCTGGGGCCTATGGGTCAGCCACTACCTCGGCCGTAGTCACATTTGACGCCAAGGGACGGGCTACGGGCGCTTCGTCCGTAGCGATAACCCCAGCGTGGGCGTCGATCACCGGCAAGCCCACTACGCTGTCTGGTTATGGCATTACCGACGCGCAGGCACTTGACGCCGACCTGACCGCTATTGCGGGGCTAACCGGCACCTCCGGGCTGCTACGCAAGACCGCTGCCAACACATGGTCGCTGGATACGACCAACTACCTCACAGGTAACCAGACCATCACCCTTACAGGCGATGTCTCTGGGTCGGGCACCACGTCTATAACTGCGGTTCTTTCCAATAGCGGTGTGACGCCGGGCACCTACACGAAGCTCACGGTCGACGCCAAAGGTCGAGCAACGGCGGGCACCACTTTGTCCGACTCGGATATTCCCGCACTGACGATGGCGAAGGTGCCCGGCGCCGCGTACAAACAGTCTGTTCGTTGCGCCACTACTGCAAACATCACCCTCTCCGGCACGCAGACCATTGACGGCATCGCCGTTGTGGCTGGCGACAGGGTGCTGGTCAAGAACCAGACGACGGCTTCGCAGAACGGCATCTACGTTGTGGCTGCTGGCGCGTGGACTCGCTCTCTCGATGCGGACGCAGCCGACGAGATCGGCGCTGCTGTGGTGAACGTCGATGCTGGAACCGCGAATGGCGGCGAGCTTTGGACGACTACGTTCCGCACGACCGACACGCTTGGTACCACGGCGATGAACTGGTTCGAGGTGCTCTACAACACCGGCACTTGGTCGATCGGGATCAGCGGTAATGCGGGTACTGCCACCACGCTTCAAACCGCCCGGACGATCAACGGCGTCTCCTTCAATGGCAGCGCCAACATCACGATCGACAGCCTCTTCCGGCTTGATAACCGCACAATCGCGCCGTCTGAACTCAGCGCTGGGTACATGCGCTTCGGCTTTACCTCATGGGCAAACAACAACACATCGCCCTACGCCGATTTCCTGCACCTGAGAAGCTATACCGACTCGAGCGGAGGCAATGACAACTTGGTAATGTTCCGCAAGGACGCCATCGGGATGCGGATTTACCAGCAGGCTTTCGGCTCGGCAACTGCCTACTCTTCCTTCAAGGATGTTGCCTTCACCGATGGCACTGGCGCTTCGGGTACGTGGGGCATCTCGATCACAGGTAACGCCGCGACCGTCACCAACGGCGTCGTCACGACGGGCAGCTACGCAGACCCAGCGTGGATCACGAGCATCAACTACTCCAAGCTGACTGGCACTGTTCCGACCTGGAACCAGAGCACTACGGGTAACGCAGCAACTGCAACCGCTCTTCAAACGGCTCGGACGATCAGCCTCACTGGCGACGTGACCGGCTCTGTTTCTTTCAACGGATCAGCCAACGTCAGCATTGCAGCCACCATTGCCGCCAACTCTGTTGCCCTCGGCACTGACACCACTGGCAACTATGTCGCAGGCCTGACGCCAGGCACTGGAATCTCGATCTCGGGTACTGCTGCCGAGGGATGGTCCCCAACCGTCTCTCTTGCAGCCAACGATCTGACGCTGTTCCCGACTTCCAACTTCAAAAAGTCAGTCAAAGCAGCAACCACTGCAAACATCACGCTCTCTGGAGCGCAGACCATCGACGGCGTGTCCATCGTCGCTGGTGATCGTGTCTTGGTGAAAAACCAGACGACGGCCTCGCAGAACGGCATCTACATCGCCAACGCAAGCGCCTGGACGCGCAGCACTGCCGCAGACGGCTCAAACGAGATCGACTCTGCCGTGGTTGCTGTTGACCAAGGAACCGTGAACGGCGGACGCTTCTACACCAATCTGTTCAAGACCACTGACACGCTGGGCACTACCGCGATGCCCTGGTATCAGGTTGTCTATGAAAGCGGGACCTGGGGCATCGGCATCTCTGGAAACGCTGCCACCGCCACTGCTTTGCAAACCGCCCGCACCATCAATGGCGTCTCGTTTAATGGCACCGCCAACATCACGGTGGCCGACAGCACGAAGCTGCCCCTGACCGGCGGAACGCTGACGGGCCGCACGATTCTTAACCTTACCGGACGGGCGCTCACTGTCGGTGGCTCCCCTAGTGGGACTCCCGCCCCTGCGATTGCAAGTCAAACCTCATACCTTGAGATTGCTGCTGGCTCGGGTGGCAACACGAACTCGTCGGGTTTGATCTTTCACAACCCGAACGTATCGACTTCGGTTCTCGAGTACGTCAACACCACGGCGGACAACGCTTACTTTAACTTCCGTTCCGACGACGCAAGTTGGGATGTTCGCGTCAACGGCAACCGAGTCCTGCATGCTGGCAACTACAACTCTTACGCCCTCGGGATTTTTGGCGACACATTCACCATTGCAGACTGGAACTCGCTAACGGCATTTGGCAGCCGAAGGACAGCGCCAGACGGGGCTGACGCAAACGGCCCCCCAATCAACCAGTACGGCAACCTGCTGGTTTTCGGACACAGCAACGGCGTAACTCAGCTTCATGCAGGGCACGATGG